GGAGGTCGCAAAAGAGAATGAAGAGGCTGTGGCACGGCAGAAGGCAGCGCTCGGGTTGGATGGTAATCCGCTGCCGGATGAAAGCGAGGCTGATGTAGGTGAGTAATTTCGCGTACTGGGCTGATCGACAGGCGCTAAATATGTGGGGGCACATGCAGAGCGCGGAGGATACAGCCGATAAGATTGCAGTGTTGTACCTCAAGGCTTCGCGGTACCTGTCGGTTGACGCCGACCGAATTTTCGAAAAGTTCCGTACAAAGCACAGCCTTACGCGCGAAGAGGCGTTGCGCCTGCTTAATACAATGCAGGAGCGAACCTCTGTTGAAGAGCTTAAACGTGCGCTTCAAGCAAGCAGCGGCGACAAGGCAAAAATATTGGCAGAGATCGAGAGTCCGGCGTATCAAGCACGGCTAGAGCGCCTGCAACAGCAGCAGAATAAGCTTGACTTGCTCATGCGGCAGATTTACAAGCAAGAGAAAGATTTCAACACCAGCCATTATGTAGACCTCGCGAACGAGGCTTATTACAAGTCTGTTTTTGAGATTCAGCAGCGCACGGGAGTTGCCTTTGGCTTTAACGCGCTAGACCCGAAAACAGTCGATCAGGTAATCGGCTCAAAATGGTTCGGCAAAAACTATTCAGAGCGGATCTGGCATAATACGCAGGCTCTTGCACAAAACCTGAAGGAAGAACTCCTGATTAATCTGGTTACTGGCCGGACTGAGCGCGAAGTCGCGCAGATTATTGGCAACAAGTTCGCAGTCGGGGCCAGTAACGCCCGCCGGTTAATACGTACCGAGAGTTGTTTCCTTTCGGGAGAAATGGAGGCCTTATCCTACAAGGAATGCGGGATAACCCGGTACCGGTATTTAGCGACATTGGACTTAAGGACCTCGGTGCTATGTCGTGATCTGGACGGCAAGGTTTTTACTCTTTCCAAGCGTAAAGTCGGGAAGAATTACCCGCCTATGCATCCGTGGTGCCGGTCTACGACAATCGCGGAGATTGGAGCTGAAGAGCTGGCAAAGATGCAGCGAAGGGCAAGGGATCCGGTTACCGGGAAAACCTACCTTGTTCCGGCTAACATGACATACAAACAATGGTATGACGAATACGTCAATGTATCTGACCGAGAGCTTTACGAGAAGTACAAGAGAAAGAAGGGGGGTGATAGGAATGCCAAAAGTAAAAATAATTGAGACGTATCATGACTTAGTATTAAAAAAAGTCATTGACGCCAACACGGAAATGAATGTTACTCCGGAGAGACTGGAAAAACTGATTACGGCCGGAAAAGCAGTAGAGGTAAAAGAAGCAAAAAAGTAGTAATTAAGGCGCGCTGAGGCGTGTTATTTTATTGCCCGAAATGGCATTAAACTATGCAACGGCTGGGGCGTTGAACTGGTCGGGGCATGAAGGATTAGAGATGAAGTATATGAACAACTATTTTGGATTTTGTCGGATTTTCCACGCTCCCGATGGAGCTGGCTCCGGCGGTGCGGCGGCAGCAGAAGGCGACGAGAGCGGGGCTGATGAGGGCAACGACAACGGAGCCAAAGACGCGAAGCCGAAAACTTTTGACGAGATACTTACTGATAAGGCGTATCAAGCGGAATTTGACCGCAGAGTAAACAAGGCGCTGGAAACCGCCCGGGATAAGTGGCAGACCTTAGCGGATGATAAGGCGTCAGAAGCCGAGAAACTTGCAAAAATGAACAAGGATGAGAAAGCTCAATATCTGCATCAGAAAAGCGTAAAGGCTCTGGCGGACAGAGAAGCCGCAATCACAAAGCGTGAGCTGATGGCAGAAGCTAAGAACACGCTGGCAGAAAAAAGCCTGCCCTCTACGCTTGCGGAGTTGTTGGTATATACAGATGCAGAAGCCTGCAACGCTTCTATAGGCGTTTTAGAAAAGGCTTTCCAGGCTGCTGTTGAATCAGCAGTGGAAGACCGTTTGAAAGGCGGCGATCCAATCAAAAAGGCAGGGAATGGTGACAAGGATTTAAGTGATGCTGAATCTTTTATCGGGGTCATTAAAGCAAATCAAGTAAAGAGAGTTTAGAAAGGAGTAAGAAATGGCAATATTTTTAAAAGACGAACTAGTGGGCTTCGTACCCACCGAAAAAGTGAAAACGATTATGAAGGATGTGGCGCGGGGGTCTTCCCTACTGCGCCTGAGCCGTGTGGAACCCATGACAAGTGAGTCAAAGGAGTTTCCGGTTATGACGGACGGCCCTGGGGCCTACTGGGTAGGAGAGGGCGAGAGGATTAAGACGAGCAAAGCTCAGTGGATTTTCCCCAAAATGTATGCGAAAAAGCTGGCGGTTATTATTCCGACGACAAAGGAAAAACTCAACGACGCAATCATTAACGTGTTCGAGGAGCTAAAGGGACCAATCGCAGAAGCATTTTACACGGCCATTGATGCTGCCGGACTCTTCGGGACCGGTTCGCCGTGGGAGAAAAATATTTACCAGTCTGCCTCTGATGCCGGCAATGTGGTTACAGGGGGCGCGAATCCGTCGATAGATCTAGATGTTTCCGACATTATGGCTTTAATCGAGAATGAAGGACTGGACGTAAACGGCTTTGCGGCGCACTATGGCATCAAAAACACTCTGCGAAAGCTCAGAGACGCCAACGGCAATGCCCTATATGTTCCCGGCGGTCCCGGCGTGGACCAGTCGGAATTTTACAATAACCCGATTGAGTTTTCCCGTAATGGCGCGTGGGATAAAGACAAGGCCGAAATTATTGCGGCGGACTGGACAAAGTCCCTTGTGGGAATCCGTGAAGGAATCGCTTACGAAATCCTGAAAGAGGCAACCCTGCAGGGGACCGTGGATGCAGACGGCCTGCCTATCTCTCTCGCTGAGCAGGATATGATCGCAATTAAAGCCACGATGCGCTTAGGCTTTTTGCCAATCAAGGATGAAGCTTTCGCAGTCCTTGCGAAATAAGGAGGGGCGACGATGAAGTACGGAAAATACGCAAAGGATGGCAGCAGAGAAGTTACGGTGTCGGAAAAGGCTTATAAGCTGCTTTACGAAGAGCAGGGGTATCTGCCTGTGGGCGATGCCGGAGAGGGCGAGGAACCGCAGAGGGAAGAGGCCGGTACTGGAGAGGATAATAAGCCTGCTATTGAGAAAATGTCTGTTTCTGACCTAAAGGCCCTGGCGAAGAAACAGGGCATAGGGGGCGCCGCCTCCCTGAACAAGCAAGAGCTGCTGGCAGTCCTAAAGGATGTGATGGCAGGTGAGTAACATAGAGCGCTTAAAAGTGCTTACGGGAGAGAGTGACGAGGAGTTGCTCTCTCTTTTGCTTGAGGATGCGGAGGAGTTTGTTTTGTCTTATACAAACCGTACTGTATTGATTACGCAACTTGGCAAGACCATACGTGATCTTGCGTTAATTGCATATAACCGCCGCGGCACTGAAGGGGAAAACAGCCGAAGCGAGGGCGGGGAGTCATACAGTTTTAACGATGCTCCAAAACAAATTTTTGATGTGCTTAACCGATATCGGCTGGCACGAATCGGGGGTGAGGTTTATGAGAATACGGCAAAACAGAATACAGCAATATTACCTTCGGAACCGGGTGCTGGAGAAGGATAACGAGGGCAACACATATGAAGACTTCGGCGCCGCGCTTCCTTTCCGCGCCGAAGTCTGGCCGGCCGGAGGGAAGGTGCAGGCTGAGAAATACGGCCAACGTCTCGATTATATCCGTAACTGTAAAGTAGAGGGGGCATACAGCATCACGGTAGATGATAAAGGCAAGGTGCTGTATTGCTTTGATGGTACGACCCTATCTGAACTTGACGGCATCTGCGTATATGCAGCGCCCCAAGTGAAACCGGATTATCGCATCATAGCAATTAAGCCCTACACGCCGCTGCGGCTTGAGCTCGAAAAGATATGATCCGGGGTGCAGATAGGCTGAACCGGCGGTTGAGTGGAATGGAGGATGTTGGATCAGTAGAGGTAACCATGAGAGTGGTAGGAGAAGCGGCGAAGATGGT